AAGGAATGAAAGGACCATTAAAAGATAAAAAAGGTAGGCCAACCAGAAAAGCTATGGCTTTAAGACGTTGGAGATGCTAATAAATTAATTATTATATTTGCACTATGAGTAATAAGAAAAAGAAAATAGACTATAACAGCATAGCATTTAAAAACAAAGATATTGATAGATTAGGAATGCTAAGTATAAAGCATGGTATAGATAATAATCCTGGAGTTACACGAGCTGATGTTATTGCTGGTGCAACAAAAGGTAAGAAAGGAAAAAAGAAAACAGCTTAATTATGCCTACAGTAACACATAAATGCCCAAATACGGGTAAAACAATGAAAAGAACTTTTCCATACAATGCTGTTGGAAAAGCACAAGCAGTAGAATTTGCTAAAACTATGAATGGTTCTATAAAGAACAATCCTGGTTATGGCATGGATGCGAAAACTAAATCTGGATATTAATTTTAAAAAAATAGAAAATATGAAACAAGGATATAACGACAGACTTGACGAATCTTTAGGAGCAAGAAACGGAAAGAAATCTCAGTCTTTTAAAGACAGAAGAGATGAGTCTAAAGCAATGTCTAAAAAGATGTATGGTCACTCTTACGGAGCTGACAAGTCAATGTCTTACAGACATACTTCATCTTGGAAAACTCACGATCATTTAAAGTAATGGCTGGTCGTACTAAAAAAGCATTTCCACAAATTAAAAAAGGAAATGAAGGAAAGTTTACTGCATGGGTCAAAAGCAATATGCCTGGTAAAAGCACTTGTTCAGCAGCATCAGCTGTTATGAAGAATACTGATAAATACTCAGAGTCAGTTGTAAAAATGGCTAACTATGCAAAAAACTTTGGTTGTAGTACTAAAGGATAAACAATAATTAAATTAAATAAAATGGCAAAAAAGAAACGCAAGAACTTATTAAAAAAAGACCCTGTAGCTCCACCTAATATGCCTTACGAAGAAAAGGTAGAATTAAAAACTACAGGAAAAATAAAAAAAACAAAAACAGTCGCTAAAGCAGAAATTTTAACTCCAGACTCACATATTCAATATGTAAAGCCAAGAATTAAAACTCCAATTAACGACAGAATAAGAAATAAATAATTATGATAGAAAGACTAAAATCTATGTATTGCTATTTACAATGTAAATGGAATGGTTTAATGAATTACTTAACTTTTAAAGTTACAGAATGTCCTAATTCAACTTGTTCATGCAAAATGTAAATAACAAATCCAGAGGTCTTGGTGATTCTATAGCAAAATTAACTAAAGCTACGGGTTTAGATAAAGTTGCTCATAATATGGCCAAAGCTGTAGGTAAAGAAGACTGCGGTTGCGGTAAAAGAAGAGATACTTTAAATAGAGTATTTCCTTATAATAAATAAAGAGATTTTTAACCCTCTAAAATAAAAAAAATGGCATATCCAAAAATAACAGTCAATACAGGATTAACTATTCCTGTAATTGCAAGTGATACAATTCCAATTCCTGATCCAGGATTACCTCAAATAACCGGAAGAACTACAGGAACAACAACTGATAAATTAGTTGACGCATCAGAAAACTTTTTAACTAATGGTGTAGTTGTAGGTGATATTATATACAACACAACAGATGGTACAGTCGCTACAATAACAGCAATTGACTCTGCAAATGTCTTATCAGTTTCTGCTAATGTTTTTGCGACAGATGAAGATTACACAATATTCCAAGGAGGTCCTTTGGCTTCAGAAAGAATAGCTTCCTCAGAAGGATGTTTATTATATATAGGAAAAAGTGGTACGATATCTAATGTTGGTGAAGAGTATGTTAATGTACAAGTAAAAACTGTAGCTGGAAATGTTATTCAATTTACAAATTTTATAGTTGGTAATTATTTACCTGTACAAGTTTTACAAGTTTATGAAACGAATACAACCGCTGCAGTTAGAGATAACACAATAGGTATTTGGTAATATGACAGTTATTTCTGAAAACACCAAATTTAGTTTAAGTCCTAAAAACTTTTTTACTATAATAGTGTTAGTAGGAAGTATGGTGGGAATGTATTATTCTTTGCAAGCCCAAATAGAAGAGGCAAAAGAATTACCAAAACCAAGTCAGACTCCTACTGAGCAAATGATAGAAATTCAAAAAGAGTTAGTATTTATAAAAACAGAAATGTTAGAAATGAAAGAAACTCTAAATAGGTTAGACGACAGAATATATCAACTAAGAAAATAATGAATGAGAGCAATAAAAAAAATTATTGTTCATTGTTCGGCTACTCCACGCAATAAAGATTTTTCAGCAGAAGATATACGTGATTGGCACGTAAAAGGAAATGGATGGGATGATATTGGATATCATTTTGTTATTAGACTTGATGGCTCAATAGAATATGGCCGAATGGTGGATAAATATGGAGCACACGTTGCAAGTCACAACTATGATAGCATAGGAATTTGTTATATTGGAGGGATGGATAAAGAAATGACAGAATGGGAAGACACAAGAACAGAAAAACAAAAAGAATCATTAATTATTTTGCTAAAAATGTTAAAAAAAGCACATAAAGAAGCTATAATTTACGGACATTGTGATTTTTCCTCAAAAATGTGTCCAAGTTTTGATGCAAAAGAAGAATATAAAGATATAAAATGAATATATGGGCAAAAATTCTCGGAAACAAAGGAATTGACGTGGCTAACAAGGTTAGTGACGTGGTTGATCGCTTTGTTCACACACCAGATGAAAAAATAGAAGCAAAAAAAGCAATGTTAGACGTTTTTAATAATGCAGTTGCTGACGAACAAAAAAATATTAGTGAAAGATGGAATAGTGATATGACATCTGATAATGCTTTGTCTAAATCAGTAAGACCAGCTGTATTAATTTTTTTAATTTTCTGTACAACCGTGCTTATTTTTATTGATTCAAGTTTTACTACCTTTGTAGTAGATGATGAGTGGAAGGAATTATTAAAACTTTTACTTATGACAACTGTTGCGGCCTACTTCGGTGGTCGTTCATATGAAAAAGGAACTAAAATAAAAAATAAGTAATGGCAAAAATAGCATCGTATCCAATACAAAGTGTAATTCTGGGTGCAGACAAATGGATTGGGACAGATGCTGCAAATGCTGATGCAACAAAAAACTTTACAGCTAATGATGTTGCGATATTTCTAAATACCTTTAACAAAATAGAGGTAAATGCATTAAGGTATAGATATCAAAATTGGAAAACAGGAGAAACAAGAAATAACGGTTCTATCTCTTTTGCAACATCAGACGCAGGTAATCCTAATTTTACAAGTCTTACTACTTTTATGTTAAGTCAATTTACGTTAAACTCTTCAGTAGACGTATCTTCTTATTATTCAGTACCTTTATTAAACTCTTCTGTGTTAATTTCTCAATGTGATGATCCATCAAGTTTTGGGTTATTTACCTTTACAAGCGTAAGTCAAGACAGTGCCGAACCTACTTTTTATGATATTGGACTTACCTCTTTAGTAGGGTCAGGTAGCTTAATAAACAACAAAGATTATTTTATATCTTTGCTGACGTATGGACAAACTGCTGGTGATAAAAATTATGTGTTCACTCAAGCAACAAATGCAAACCCTTGGGTGGTAAATCATGGATTAAATAAATACCCATCAGTAAGTGTAGTCAATAACGCTAATATAACCGTTTACGGTGATGTACAATATGATTCTTTGAATCAAGTAACAATAACATTTGCTGATCCAACTAATGGAAAAGCATACTTAAACTAAAAAAACAAAAAAATGAAAAATATATTATTAGTAGTATTATTAAGTTTATTTACATCAGTAGCTTCAGCACAATTTATGGTAACAAGTATGGTAAGTTCACCAGCTGAAGGTGAAGAAATAAGTTTAGATAATTTAACAGACAACATAGGAGTAATGTATTCTATGGATAAAATAAGTGCAGGTATAATGATGAATGGGGATGATTATAATTTAGTAGCAAGATATTCTTTTGGTGAACATTTATATGCATACGGACTAATGACTGAAGAAGAAGAAATTTCTTTAGGAGTAGGTTATGCATTAAATGTATGGAATAATTTATACATTGAACCATCATATTTAATGGATATGGAATCCGAAGACAGTGAGGGTGAACTTAAATTAAGTTTAACCTATAAATTTTAATATAAAAAAACAGAAACGACATGGCAATTAATTTTTTACAAGACGTATCCTTAAATAATACTCAGTTAACAAACTTTAAGGTACAAAACTTAACAGGTACACTTCCTTCAAGTTTATCAGGAGAAGGTCAGTTAATATATAAAACAGATACAAATGAGCTTTATTTACACAAAGGATCAAATTCTTGGGAAGAATTAAGTACAGGTGGTTCTGTAACTTCGGTAGGTGTTTCAAGTAATTACTTGACAATTGGTAGTTCACCTATAACAAGTAGTGGAACGATATCAGTTAATATGCCAAATTCTGGAGTAACTGCAACTTCTTATACTCATGCAAGTATAACAGTAAATGCTCAAGGTATTATTACTGCAGCATCAAGTGGTACAGCAACATTAGGTGTAACTTCATTTACTAATGCAAACGGAACATTTGTTTCGGCAGGAACAGCTAACTCAGCAGCAACTGGTGCTGTAACTATGGGTACTATAGATTTATCTGCAACTGGTACTCCAAGTAGTTCTACGTTCTTAAGAGGTGATAATGTTTGGGCATCTATTCCAGGAGGATATACTTCGTGGACACTTCAAGGTGATTCGGGAACAAACTTAACGGTTACTGACGGAACTACAGTAGATATAGCGGGAGGAACGGGAATTTCTTCAGCTACAACTGCAACAGGAATGACTTTAACAAACACGGGGGTAACTTCTGCAGTTGCGGGGTCAAATATTAGTGTATCAGGTGCTACAGGTGCGGTTACTATTGCTTATACAGGTGGAACAGGTTCTATGGATTCTTGGACTTTAGCTGGAGACAGTGGTTCACAAAGTATAACTAATGGAAACACTGCAACATTTGTTGGTGGTACTGGTTTAACAACAGCTGCAAGTGCAACTGATGATTTAACTATTACTCTTGATGACACAGCTGTAACACCAGGTTCATATACCTTAGCAAGTATTACGGTTGACCAACAAGGACGTATTACTGCAGCATCCAGTGGTTCTTCAGGTTCAATGTCTTCTTGGAAGATTGGATCAACATCGGGAACTGATCAATCAGTAACAAATGGACAAACAGTAGATATAGTTGGTGGTACATATATTACAGGTGCAGTTGGAGGAACAAGAACTGTAACTCTTACTCACGATTCAACATCAAGAAGTGACACAACAAGTTCATCATCTCCTGGGTCAGCAGGAACTTTTAGCGTAGTTGATAGTGTATCCACAAATGCAACTGGTCACTTAACAGCTATTAATGTTAAAACAGTTACTATGCCAACTTCTCCAACTGTATACGCAGGTTGGACTTTAGATGGAGATTCGGGATCTGCACAAACAATAGCATCTGGTAATACAGCAACTTTTATTGGAGGTTCAGGTATAACAACTGCAGTAGGAGCAACCGATGACTTAACAATTACTAACTCAGGAGTTTTAAGTAATGTTGCAGGAACAGGTATCGGAGTAAGTGGAGCAACTGGAAATGTTACTATATCCAACACGGGTGTAACTGCGTTAACAGGCGGTACAGGTATTAGCGTAAGTGCTTCTACAGGATCAGTAACAATAACTAACACATCTACTAATACAGATGCTAATTATGCATTAAGTGTTGGTGCGGTGTCATCAAACGAATCCACATTATCTTTAGTTGGTTCTTCAGGTGGTTCTACAACGACAGCTAAATTCTCAGGAACAACTTCTGAAATAGAAATTACTACACCATCAACAGGAAATGGTGGAGATATTACTATTGGTTTACCAAGTAATGTAACTATTCAGTCAAGTTTAAATGTAGGGAGTGGAGGAATAGAATCAACAGGAGCATTAAATGTAACAAGCACAGGTCAATCAGCTGTTGCAGGTCAATTAACTGTACCAGCAACACCTTCTGCATCAACAGATGCAGCATCTAAAGGATATGTATTATCACAAGTTGCAGGAGTTGGAGCTTTTCAAGGAGCTTATAATGCCAACACTAACTCACCTGCTTTATCGGGAGCATCTAACGTAGCGTTAACTCAAGGTGACTTCTATGTAGTAAGTGTAGCAGGTAATGCTTTCTTTAGTACACAACTTGAACCTGGAGACTTTATATTTGCTAATAGTAATATTGCAGCAAGTTCTTCTCCTTCTAAATCAGATTATACTATTGTAATAGCTGATGAAAACATTGCAGGAGCAGGAGCAACTGACGGTGCTACTAATAAAGGGGTCGCAGGATTTGATTCGGCAAACTTTGGTGTAACAGCAAATGGATTTGTAACAATAGATAATTCAGGAGTATCAGCCGCATCATACGGTGGTGTAACTAAATCATTAAATGCAACAGTTGATGCAAAAGGATTTGTTACTGCAATGTCTGAAAATACAATTGCAATTCCAGCATCACAAATTACAGATTTCTGTTCTGCTGTAACAACGTGTATTGGTGATAATCATAATTTTGTAGCTAACATAGGTAATAATTCAGCAACTTCTTATGCAATTACTCATAATTTAGGAACAAGAGATGTTATGGTGCAAGTTTACCGTAACGAATCTCCTTATGACAATATAAGTGTTCAAGTTGATAGAACTTCTACATCACAAATTACTCTTAGTACAGTAGAACCTTTAGATACTAATGAGGCAAGAGTACTAATTACTGAAATACTTTAGTAAAAATTACATATACGAGTTTAAATATTAGCAAAACGCTTTTATTTAAATTCGTATATTTGTAAAAATCTATTTTTATGGCACTTTTTTTATCTGACAATATCTATGGCGATGATGTAAAGGTTCAATTTGGTAACGTCTGCTATGGTAGCGGTTCATATACAGGATTTCCGTACATTAAGTGGACAGCTCATGCGAGTTGTAATTCAGGTTCAGGTAACTGGGATTTTGAGAATCAGTATCAACTTATGAGTATCAATACTGGTGGATTGATCATAGGTCAAGAAATATCTCCTGGTCACGCAGCTAATGGACTTTTAGCTTCTTTTACTGGTGGTGCAGTTGCACTTAACCACGTTAACAATGGGGTTACAAATAGATTATTAACAACATCAAGTGGAGTTGACATAACTGGTCAATTAGACATAAGCACTATAAATAATGCTACCAGTGATACTGATAAGTTTTTAGTTAGTGACGGAGGAGTAGTTAAGTACAGAACAGGAGCTGAGGTACTTTCTGATATTGGTGCAGGATCAGGAACAGTAACAAGCGTTGCGGCATTAACATTAGGAACATCTGGAACCGACTTATCCAGTTCAGTAGCAAACTCTACCTCTACCCCTGTAATAACTTTAAATGTTCCTACTGCTTCATCAGCTAATAGAGGTGCTTTATCATCATCAGATTGGTCAACATTTAATGGAAAAATGTCTAATTTTACCATACAAGGTGATTCAGGAAGCTCAACAGTATCAAGTGGAAATACAGTAGATATTGCAGGAGGAACAGGTATTACTACTGCTGAAAGCTCAAGAACCGTAACAATAACAAATTCTAAACCTTTTGATGGAATAGCAGTTGCAGGAACTTCAGGTGGTAGTACAACAATATCAAATAACGGAACTATAACAATAGCCGCTGGTTCAGGTATAACAACAACAAATAGTAGTGGAACAATAACAATAGCTGCAACGGGGGGAGGCGGATCAATGTCTTCATGGACAATTCAAGGTGATTCAGGTAGTTCATCTGTATCAGACGGACAAACAATGGATGTTGCAGGAGGAACTTATATAACAACATCTGAGTCATCAAGAACCTTAACAGTAAATCACGATGCTACAACAAGAACTGATACAACAAGTTCTGCATCTCCTGGTTCAGCAGGTACATTTGCTGTTATAGACTCAATGACAACTAATGCTACTGGTCACGTAACAGATGTAAATACAAAAACTGTAACAATGCCATCAGTAGGAGTAACAAGTGTAAACTTTAAAACTGATGGTAACTCGTTAAACGTAGCATCAAATTCAGTTACAGGGTCTGGTACTATGACAGGAGTGTGGCAAGGAACATCATCTCAATATGTAAATGGTGAGGGTGATTTAGTAGCATTCCCATCTATTCCAACTGACACAAATAATTATGTTACTGGTGGTGGTATATCATCAGGAGTAGTAACCCTTTCAAGACTTGGCCTTTCTAACGTAACTTTTAACATTAATAACAATCAGATAACAAACGGTGCGGGTTACACCACAAATACAGGAACAGTTACAAGTGTTACGGGTACTGCACCTGTAGTTTCTTCAGGAGGAACAACTCCTGCTATTTCTATGGCTGCGGCAACTACTTCGGTTGACGGATATTTAACATCAGGAAATTTTACAACTTTCAATAATAAAATGACTAATTTCACTATTGAGGCTGACACTGGTGGTGCGGCAACAATAGCTAATGGTGATGCTATAGATATAATTGGAGGTTCAAATATAACAACACATCGTTCAGGAAATAATATAACTATAAATTCACAGGCATCAGGTACAGTTGTTAGTGTTGGCTTAGCTGTTCCATCGGCCTTTACAGTTTCGGGGTCACCTATAACAACAACGGGGACATTTACAATAGCAGGTGCAGGAACTTCATCTCAATATGTAAGAGGAGACGGAGGTTTAGCTACTTTCCCAACTATACCGCCAGCAGGAGTAACTTCAGTAGCTACAGGAAGTGGACTAACTGGTGGAACAATAACAAGTACAGGAACTGTATCCGTAGACTATGGTTCAAATGGATTAATTGCTGACTGTCCAGGAGGTACAGGGTCAATAGATGAAAACGATTTTATCATGGTAGGTAGAGATTCGTCAGCATCAGGTGAAACACGAACATATGAAATACAAGAAATAACAGCTCTTGCACCTCAAGGTACGGTTACTTCGGTAGGAATAACAGCAGGTACAGGAATAAGTGTGTCTGGCTCACCGATAACTTCTTCAGGAAGTATTACCATAACAAATACTATTACTAATAACAATCAATTAACAAACGGAGCAGGGTATACAACAAATACTGGTACGGTAACTTCAGTTAGTGCAGCCAACCCGAATAGTGGTGGTGCGGCAGGATTTCCACTTTTTATTTCGGGTACAGCTTCAACAACACCAATAGTAAACCTAAACCAAGGACAGATAACAGGAACAAAAGTATCTTCAGCCACTGGTGGAGGAGTTACAAGTGGAACTTGGAATGCTAATACTCAATTAGATTTAACTGACAACACAGATTACTCTTATCAAGGTGAAGTAGTTTATTTTGGATCTGCATCAGGAACCTTAACTCAAGGAAAACTATATGTTCTAACTACACCTGATGCTGAATGGGCTGCTGCTCAAGCAAATTCTCAAAGTAAAACAGCAGGATTATTAGCTATAGCACTTGGAACTTCAGTTTCAGCTGGTATGTTAACCAGAGGTATTTATACTTTAAGTTATGTTTCAACAGGTTCATCTGGGGGATCACCTTTATATATAGAAAGTGCAAGCTCGGGAGTAGTAACACATGAGCCGCCATCTGGAACAGGTAAGTTTGTAAGAATTGTAGGTACACAGTTAGACGCAACTAACGGTCAAATATTTTTCCATCCTGACAATACATTTATAGAGCTATCATAATATGGCTACTATATCTAAATTAAATACTATAGCCACAACCGCTATCAATAAGGTTGATTCGGTTAATTTAACAAGTATAGAAAAAATTAATACTATTGAAACTCCTGCAAGTTTTACAGTAGATTATTCTGTAGAGTTAAATGGTAGTTCTCAATATATTGATTTAGGAAATCAAACTTCATCGGTATTAAATCCATCTCAAGCTTCTATTAATAGTAGTGGACTGACTTTAACAGCTTGGGTATACATAGACACTCTTGGTACGGGTGGTGGAGATTTTATTTATGATTTAGGAAATTGTTGTACTAATAATTACTATGGATTAAAAATGGTGGTTAACGGAAATGGAGCTTTAGTATTTCATGTTATGGGATTAAATCAAGGTTTTGCAGGTGCAGGTAGTAATAACAGAAATACTATAAGAACAGCTAATTCAGCAATTTCAACGGGACAATGGTATCACTTAGCTATTGTTATACCATCAGGCAGCATGGGTTCTACACAAGATAGAGACGAATGGCGTATTTATAAAAATGGTTCTGTAGTAAATCCAAGCACTTATGTTAAGTCAGGACTTCAAACAGTTACTTTAGCATACAATGGTAATTCAAGTTTAGGAGTGTGGAGAAGAAATAGTAATGTTAACTTTTTTGATGGCGAGTTAAACAATATGGCAGTATTTTCTTCAGCACTTAACGCTACTAATATATCAGCTATTTATAATTCAGGATCTCCAATAGATTTAAGTACAGATTCAGGTAATTATAATCAGTCAGCTAACCTAATAGCATGGTGGAGATTTAATGAAGGAACAGGGACTTCTTACGCAGATAGTTCTACTAATTCATTTACTGGATCAGGAGTCAATACACCAACTTGGAGCACCAATACTCCATAATAACTACATAAAAAATTATTTGTATCTTTGTTAAAATAATAACTAATTAAATATTAATTTAAATAATAATATAATGGCAAAAAAAGAAGTAAAATTAACTACAGAAGAATTAAACAAATTACAAAATCTTCAAAAAGATTATAACAATATAAAAATGCAATTAGGCGATACTTTATTACAACAAAACGCACTAATGGAAAAAGTTGCAGAAATTAGAAAATCTTTTTCAGAAGAAGAAGGACCATTAATGGAAAAGTATGGAAAAAATGCTACCATTAATTTAGAGACAGGTATAGTAACTGAAAACCAAGAAGAAACTCCTGATTTAAAGATAACCAAATAAAAATGAAACTATATGGCTAAAATATTCAATACTACGGTATATCCTACTATTGTTCCTGCAGCAACTGATTTATTAATAGGAACAGATGTAAGCGATAACAACAAAACCGTAACATTTAAAATTAGCGATATAGTAGGAGGAGGAGGTGCAGCACAAGACTTAGCCTCTGTTCTTGGTGTAGGAAACACTGCATCTAACAATATAACACTAACAGGTACGGGAATACTGACAGCAGTTGATGTATTCCCTACTGTTATTTCTGCAGGGGTTCAAGGAGCACATGGTACAAATGGACAGTTTCTTATGTCTACGGGTACAGGTTTACAATGGAATACTCCTTCAGGAGGTACGGTAACTTGGAACGATGCTGTTAGTAATGGAAATACAGTTTCTTCACAAAATATATTTTTATCTGATGGTAGTTTTACTATTACACAACCAGGTTCAGTAGCAGCTCAATTATCGGGAGATGTAAATACAACATTAAATTGGGCGGGAATTGCTGACTTTAGAAACAATGTTTTAATTGGTGATCCAACGGGATCGGCAGGAGGTTATAAACTACAACTGCAACAATTAACAGAATTATGGGTGGAAGATGGTGTGACGCCTGGTACTCAAAGCAAAGGTGTTGCAGGACAATTTCTTATGTCTACAGCAACTGGTGTACAATGGTCATCAGCACCTTCATTAACCTCTCCAACACTTCAAGATGTATGCACACCTACCTCATCAGGAGATAATGTATTAACAGGAGTTGGTATTAGTTTTGTAGGTACAAATGCGGGAAGCACAACTGATTTTGATGAAAATACAATTCTACAATCTACAGGAACTGTTAATATAGTAGGAAATGCTGATATAACTGTACCAACAACACAAGGTTTTTTAAATATTAATGGGGGTGCTATAGATATAAAAGGAGATTACACTGAGTTTAGATTAAAAGGTAATCCAGGTACATTAGGTCAACTTTTAGTTTCACAAGGAAGTTTACAAACTCCAATTTGGAGTACCATATCAGGATTAAATCAAGATTTACAAAGTGTTTTAGATAGTGGTAACACAGCTAATGGTGCAAACGCTAATATTACTTTAACTGGTAATGGAGACTTAACAGTAGCTTCAACTGAGGGTATATTAACACTAAATGCAGGAGCTTTATATTTAACAGGAAGTTATACTCCAATATATTTAGGTGCTACACCAGGTTCAGCTGGTCAAGTGTTAACATCAGCGGGACCATTTTTAACACCAACATGGACAACTGTTAGTGGAAGCGGAACAGTTGATAGTGTAACAGGAATTAATTCAAATTACATAGCAACAACAACAGGAGGAACAGCAGCTGACCCTACAATACTTGCATCTTTAAGTCTTACGGGAACTTCAACAGCGATAGGAACAGGAGTTGCTATTGGTTCAGATATATCTGTAAATGGTACAAATTATACACCAACAAACAATGTTGTATGTGGTACAGTTACAGGTTCAGGTTCAGGATTTACAATAAACGTATTAAGCACTTCACTTCAAAATACTACAGACTATGAGATGGTATCGGGAGGTTCGGGATATGCTAATGGTGATACAGTAGAAGTGCCTGGTTCATCAGGAGGTGTAACAGCTATAATACAAATTTTTAATGTTGCATCCGATAGATATTATGACGATAGAGGTAAATTTTCATTACCTCAAGGAGCTGATTGGGATTTAGCTTTTACAAATGCTGCTACAGGTATACCTGTTACAGTCTCAATAGCATCTGGTCAAGGAGGTTCAGGATACTCTGACCCAACTACTACAGGAGTAGCTGTAGGTTCAAATGGTTTGGTTGTAACTTTAAATACATCAGGTGGAGTAGCACAAACAGCTACAATTACTACTCCAGGAACAAACTATTCAGCAGGTACGTCATTCTCAGGTTTATCAGGAGGTACGGGTTCAGGAACTACTGTAGTAGTAGATACTGTAAAAGGAGATAGCACATTAAGAAATTCAGATGGAACACGAAGTAGTGAAGTAACATTTAAACAAGGAACTAATATAGAATTTGTAAGAAGTATAAACAGTGGTGAGGTTACAATAAATTCAAGTTCAGGAGGAGGTTCAGTTACTTCAGTAGGTGCAACAAGCACCAACTCTACTCTTTTAATAGGAGGGAGTCCAATTACAACATCAGGTACTTTAGATATAGAACTTCCAGCTACAAGTGTTACTGCAGGTTCATATACAGCAACTAATCTTACAGTTGATGCATATGGTAGAATTACAGCAGCTGCAAATGGTAGTGCTGGTTCAAACACAACATATGATTTAACATCTTCTCAAACTGGTCCTGTAACATTAATGACAAACCCATCAGGAGGAACAGGTTATATAGCGGGATCAACACTTCCTACATCAGTTGTTACAGGTGGAGGTGATGGGAATTTAACTGTATTAGTTGGAACAGTTACAACTGGTGGTGTTATTGGAACTAATCAAATTACAGTTGTTGCTGCAGGAACGGGATATTCACCTGGAGACACATTTACTGTAAATGGTCCAGGTAATGATGTTACTGGTGTGGTTAGTGAAGTTTCAGCTGCTTCAGCTAAAGTTAATTTAATACCATCAACAGGAACAACAGACTCTGTTATACTAAAAGAAGGGTCAAATATTGTATTAAAAGATAACGGTGCTAATCAAATAGAAATTTCAGCATTAGGTACTTTTTCATTTGATATAGGAACAGTACCATCAACACAAGTTGGATTAATAGATGCAACAAATAACGCATTAACTTTTAAAGAAAAAGAAGTAACCATTGGTTCATCAGCAAATTTAAAATATATATCTCTATCAATTGCTCCATCATCAAATCAACTTTCTGTTGGGTTAAATGCTGATACTTCAGCATTAGATGATAATACTAAAGTAACACACTTTTTAAGAGCTGATAATACTTGGGGAATACCAGCATCAACAACGGGTATATCTTCATTAAATACTTTAACAGGTAATGTAGTATTAAATGAAAGTGGAGATACAGTTGTTGGGTTAAAAGCTGCAGCTACTATTGCTGTAGTTGGTGGTCAATTAGGAACGGGTTATGTAGCTGGTCAATACTATCCTACTACAAAATTAGTTGCAGCTGATTCAAACGCTCAAGGTATAGTCGTTAAAGTTACTTCAGTTGACGGAGTTGGTGGTGTGACAGGTGTTGATTTATATTCTGCAGGAAGAAATTGGACTGCAACAGATACCTTTACTATTGATTTTGGAACAACACTATGTAGATGTCAAGTGGTTAGTGTAGTAGCTACTACATCTATAGGAATTAATTCTTGGAGAGGTTTATCAGGAATAGCTTCAAGTACCCAATCAGGTGTAAAAACAAGTAATCTTCCTCGTTTTGAGTCTGATTTGATTGCATACAGTAGTAGTCTTTCAGAAATTGACGGAGATGGGACAGGTTCTTTTACAGAAACAGGTTTAAGATTTGGAAACTTTAATGCTGTTCCCAGAAACGGTCATCAAATTTATGTTCAAGGAGATATTGGTTCTGTTACTACTAAAAACTTTCCTAATATAAGATTAGGTTACGCACAGTCAGGGTTTGGTACAGGAGCACAAAACAACATAGCAATTGGTCATTCAGGTTTACAAGGTATAACTACAGGTGATGATAATATAGCTATTGGAGCCAGAGTACTACAAGATTTACAAACGGGTTCAAATAACATAGCAATAGGAGATAACACATATGGAAATGGTATAAGTGCGAATCGTGTTGTTGATAACAGTATAGCTATTGGTAACACAGCTGCTGCAAATGCTTACGGATCAATGGATATTTCTATGGGATACTTAGCAGGTTCTAATATGATTAACAACACTGCTGATCCTACTTCTTCAGTCCAAATGAATAGAATAGCTATTGGGTATCAAGCAATGACGGGACAAAACACATCTAATGATACAAGAATAAGATACAATAATGGTGATATTGCGATTGGTGCTGCAGCTGCTGCATATCAAAAAACTACAAATACCAATTCTTCTGGAAATGGTATTTATATAGGTACAACAGCAGGACAGGGTGTTGTAAACACTACAGCATTTAGGTCAGTATATGACAGTGGAGAACACGTTGTTGTTGGTTCGTCTGCAATGCAATATGGTGCAGGAGGAAGAAAAGGGTATATAGCAATTGGTCATGGAGCTTCTATAGGTAGTTCATCAGCTAATATAGATACATACAACACATCAACATTTGGTATTGCATTAGGATATGAAGCAGAAGGAACAACGACTCAAACAGTAGGTATAACAAGATCAGGTGTAGGTAATATAGCAATAGGATATCAAGCAAGTGGGGTATCAGGAGGTGTAGTACAAGGTAATACAATAGCAATAGGTACAAGTGCTATGGCTGAGGGACAAGAATCTATAGCAATAGGACGATTATCAGTAGCAGGAGATAATGGAAAGATTGGAGGTATTGCAATAGGATTACAAGCTTCTGCACAATTTAACTATTCAATAGCATTAGGAAGAGGAGCAACAGCAACAGACGCAAATCAATTTGTTGTAGGATCATCTTCTTATAATGTAGGAACTGTAAATTCTGGTACTATTACTCCAGACCACACATGGACTGTAATTATAAATGGAGTTACTTATAAAATTCCAATGGTAGAAGTATAAATTAAATTAAATGAGAGTAGAATTAAATGAAGAATCTATTAAAAATATCAATCGCTTATTACAATCACTACCTATTAGCACATTAGCTATAGTAGAAGAAATAACCGTTGAGATAAATAAAGGTTTAGTAGACGAAAAAAAATAAAATTAAATGGATATTAGAAAGATTTCCGTTGGTTCTGATTATAAATCAGGTTCAATGCACTATATAATAAATCAACCTGTTCTGGGTGGTGAATATAAAATACACTTAATACAAGCAAGCGAAGAAACTCAGTCTTATAAACTTTGGGTAGAAAAAAACCAAGAAATATTTATATGGAAAGAATTTCTTTATACGTTGCCTATTACATTAGAATATAATATAAACTTTTAATGAGAGCTTTATATTCGTTTATCGTAAAGCCTTACAATAACCGAAGATATGATAATATAAAATCTATTGGAGGTTTAGAGTTTGTAACAAGTGTTTCTGAAGAAGACTTTACTGTATCTAATCGTTATGCTGAAGTTTTATCTTTACCACTTCATTATAAAGGTGATGTAAAAGTTGGAGATACACTATTAGTTCATCATAATGTGTTTAAGTTTTATAATGATATGTATGGTAAAACAAAAAGTGGTAAAAGTTTTTTTAAAGAAAATATGTTTTTTATTGAAGAAGATCAGTTTTTTTTATACAAACAAAACGGTAAATGGAAAGCACATGGTAAATATTGTTTTGTAAAACCTGTAAAGAAAAAAGAAACTTTTTTAGATAAACACACAAAATACGAACCGTTGATAGGTGTTATTAAATATATTAACGACCAACTCTTGGAGTTAGGTGTAAAAGAAGGTGACGAAGTAATTTTTGAACCTGAAAGCGAATATGAGTTTACCGTAGAAGATGAAATATTATACAGAATGTTTACTAATAATATAACAGTAATATTAAATGACAAATAAAGAATTAAAACTACAAATTATTGAAGCAGGAGAAAAGGCTGTAAAACAATTAGTAAAAGTAGCTAAAGAAGATATTATTAAATATGATGCAGAAGATGAATTAGCAGCTGACAGATTAAAAAATGCTGCAGCTACAAAAAAACTATGTATAATGGATGCTTTTGAGATTATAAAAAAAATAGAAGAAGAAAGAGATTTATTAGAAGGAAATATATCGGACAGTAAAAACAATACATTAAAAGGATTTGCAGAGTCAAGATCAAAATAGAATATATAAAGTTTTAAAAAACTATATTCCAAATAGTGTTATGGCAAATAAAAATAAAGCTAAAACATGGAAATACGGATATAATGAAAAATATAAATTAGTAATTATATCCAAAGATGGAACTTTAGGAGATATTTATGAAATCAGTAATGTAATAATAGGCCTTCCTAAAACACCTAAAACTTTTGATAATCAAAAAGAAAAAAAAGAAAATCAAGTTTGGTCACCTACAGTGCAACCAAAAGTATTAAAAAGAATACAATCTATATTTCAATGGAATGAAATGCCTTCTAATTTTAAAAATTCTTGGGTAGATTATATAGAAAAAGAATTTGATAAAAGAGAAGAAGGTTATTGGTTTTTAAATAATGGCATACCAACTTATATTACAGGTACACATTATATGTATTTACAATGGACAAAAATTGACGTAGGACATCCTGATTTTAGAGAAGCTAATAGAATATTTTATATTTTTTGGGAAGCTTGTAAGGCTGACAGTCGTAGCTTTGGTATGTGTTATTTAAAAATAAGACGTTCTGGATTTTCATTTATGAGTTCATCAGAAGGTGTAAATCAAGCAACGATAACAAGAGATGCACGTATAGGTATTTTATCAAAAACAGGAGCTGATGCAAAAAAAATGTTTACTGATAAAGTAGTTCCAATATCAAACAATTATCCATTCTTTTTTAAACCTATACAAGACGGTATGGATAAACCAAAAACAGAATTAGCTTATCGTGTTCCTGCATCTAAGATTACTAAAAAAAATATGTATATAACTGATAATGAAGATTTAGACGGGTTAGATACAACTATAGATTGGAAAAACACATCAGACAACTCTTATGATGGTGAAAAATTACAATACTTATTACATGATGAAAGTGGTAAATGGGAACGTCCCGAAAACATTTTAAATAATTGGAGAGTTACAAAGACTTGTTTACGATTAGGAAGTAAAATTATAGGAAAGTGTATGATGGGGTCAACCTCTAATGCATTAGATAAAGGAGGAGGTAATTTTAAAAAATTATTTGAAGATTCTAATGCAGCAAAGAGAAATCAAAACGGACAAACAAAATCAGGATTGTACAATTTATTTATACCTATGGAATGGAATTTTGAAGGGTATATTGATAAGTATGGTATGCCTGTTTTATTTACACCAGAAAAAACGGTAATAGGAATGGATGGTGAAGATATAAATACAGGTGCAATAAATTATTGGAAGAATGAAGTAGAATCATTATCTTCTGACCCCGATGCTTTAAATGAATTTTACAGACAATTTCCAAGAACAGAGTCTCATGCTTTTAGAGATGAAAGCAAACAATCATTATTTAATTTAACTAAAATATATCAGCAAATAGATTATAATGATTCTTTAATATTAGGTCAACACACAACAAGGGGTTCGTTTCAATGGGAGAATGGAGTAAAAGATAGCAAAGTAATATTTAGTCCAAATAAAAGTGGTAGATTTTTAGTATCTTGGACACCAGCAAAACATTTGCAAAATAAAGTTTTTTTAAAACAAGGAATTAAATATCCTGGTAATGATCATATTGGTTCTTTTGGATGTGATAGTTATGACATATCAGGAGTTGTAGTGGGTAAGGGTTCTAACGGTGCTTTACATGGAATGTGTAAATTTAACATGGATGACGCACCGTCTAATGAATTTTTTTTAGAATATATAGCTCGGCCACAAACAGCAGAAATATTTTTTGAAGAAGTTTTAATGGCTTGCGTATTTTACGGTATGCCAATTTTATGTGAAAATAATAAACCAAGATTATTGTATCATTTTAAAAATAGAGGTTATAGAGGTTTTTGTATGAATAGACCAGACAAAAGGTATAATAAACTTTCAAAAACAGAACGAGAGTTAGGTGGTATACCTAATTCATCTGAAGACGTAAAGCAATCACACGCTGCAGCAATAGAATCTTATATAGAAAAACATATAGGGTTAGATTTAGATGGTACTTTTAGAGATACAGATGTAATGGGAACTATGCCATTTCAACGTACTTTAGAAGATTGGGCAAAGTTTGATATAACAAATAGAACAAGATTTGATGCTGCAATTAGTTCGGGGTTAGCTATAATGGCAAATCAAAAGCACCTGTACACACCTACTAAACAAAAATCAAAAATAAGTGTTAACTTTGCAAGATATGATAATAAGAGTTCCATTAGTCAATTAATAAGATAAATGAAAGGAATAAGTATAGATATAAAATCCGCTGCTTTTCCCGATCAGTTTGTATCTGATTCAAAAAAGAAAACAAAAGAATTTGGATTACAAGTGGGTCAAGCTATTCAGTATGAATGGTTCAGGAAAGAAGGGGTAAATCAGTGTAGATTTTACAGTCAATGGTGGGAGTTTAATCGTCTAAGATTGTACGCAAGAGGTGAGCAATCAATAGCAAAATATAAAAACGAATTAGCTGTAGATGGAGATTTATCATATTTAAATTTAGATTGGACACCCGTCCCTGTCATTCCTAAATTTGTTGACATTGTTGTCAATGGAATGTCTGATAGATTATTTAAAGTAAAAGCATATGCTCAAGATGCCATGTCATCAGAAAAAAGAGGGGAGTTTCAAAACATGGTTGAAAAAAATGTTATATCAAAAGATTTATTCAAGCAAATAGAAAAAGACTTTGATGTAAAGTTATTTTCTATGAATCCTGATGAATTACCAGAAAGTGATTTAGAGATGGAGCTTTATATGCAAATGAATTATAAACCTGCTATTGAAATTGCAAACGAAGTTGCAATAAATACATTATTAGAAGAAAATCATTATTCACATACTCGTAAAAGATGTGATATGGATTTAATGACTTTAGGTTTATCAGTTGTCAAACATAATTTTCAGTTAGGAGATGGTATAAGAGTAGAGTATGTTGATCCTGCCAATGTAGTTTATAGCTATACTGAAAACCCATATTTTAAAGATTGTTTTTATTGGGGAGAAATTAAAACTGTACCTATTGGTGAATTGATAAAAATAAAGCCTGACTTGACTAATGAAGATTTAGAAGAAATATCTAAATACAGTCAAGCATGGTATCAATATTATAATGTAGCTGCAATGTATGAAAACTCTATGTTTTATAGAGATACAGTAACATTAATGTATTTTAATTATAAAACCACTAACACTTTTGTATATAAAAAGAAACAAACAGCTACGGGTAATTATAAGGTAGTTCCCAAAGATGATGATTTTAATCCGCCAGAAGAAATGATGGAGGAAGGTAAGTTTGAAAAAGTTACAAAAAAAATAGATGTATGGTATGACGGTATAATGGTTATGGGTACAAATATATTGTTGAAATGGGAAATGGCACAAAACATGGTTAGGCCTCAATCAGCAAGTCAGTATGCTATGCCTAATTATATAGCAACAGCTCCAAGAATGTACAAAGGTAATATTGAATCATTAGTCAGAAGAATGATACCTTTTACTGATTTAATACAAATGACTCATTTAAAATTACAACAAGTAATTTCAAGAGTTGTTCCTGATGGTGTATTTATAGATGCCGATGGATTAAACGAAGTAGATTTAGGTACAGGAAATGCTTATAATCCTGAAGATGCATTAAGATTATATTTTCAAACGGGTAGTGTTATAGGTAGAAGTTTTACTCAAGATGGTGAGTTTAATAATGCTAAAGTTCCTATTACACAACTTACATCTTCAAGTGGCTCTCAAAAAATGCAAATGTTAATTGGTAATTATAATCATTATATGAATATGATTAGGCAAGTAACAGGATTAAATGAGGCAAGAGATGGTAGTACGCCTGACCCTAATTCATTAGTAGGGGTTCAAAAATTAGCTGCTTTAAATTCAAACACAGCAACAAGACATATATTAGAAGGAAGTTTATATTTAACTCAAACTTTAGCTGAAGCCTTGTCTATTAGAACAGCTGACGTATTAGAGTATTCGGATTTTGCAGATGAGTTTGCTATGCAAATAGGAAAATATAATGTAGGTTTATTAGATGATATAAAAAACCTATACATATATGACTTTGGTATATTTATAGAGGTTTCACCTGATGAAGAACAACAAGCATTGTTAGAAGCTAATATTCAAACAGCTCTGAACAAACAAGATATAAACTTAGAAGACGCTATTGATATTAGAGAAATAAAAAATCTTAAAATGGCTAATCAATTGTTAAAAGTTAAAAGAAAACAAAAGGCTTTACAAGATCAACAGCAAAAACAACAAGAGCAACAAATGCAAGCTCAAGTAAATATGCAGTCGCAACAAGCAGCTGCACAAATTGCTATGCAAAAAATTCAAATGGAAACACAATCTAAAATGCAAATAAAACAAGCTGAGATTGGTTTTGAAATAGAAAAAATGAAAAATGAGGCTGCATTGAAAGAACAATTAATGCAGACTGAATTCCAAATGAATATGCAGCTAAAAGGACTTGAACAATCTCAAATAGATATGAGAGAGAGAAACAGAGAAAAAGCAAAAGACAACAGAATTAGTCAGCAATCCTCACAACAATCAAAATTAATTGACCAGCGTAAAAATAATTTACCACCTATAAGTTTTGAGTCTAATGAAGATAGTATGGATGGTTTTGACTTAGCTGAGTTTGACCCACGATAGCTTAAAAAAGTTATTGTATAATTATTAACTTTGTATAAATTAAATTAAATTAAATGGATAATATTAAAGTAAAAGCTGTAGAGTTTATTGAAGAAAATAAATCTCAAGCAGAAATAGAAGAAAAACTTCTAAAAGAACACGAAGAAGCAGAAAACGCTACTAATGTTGTAGCTGAACAAACAACAGAAACAGAGCCTGAAGTAGTAGAAAAAGAAGAAGTAAAAGAAGAAGTTCAGGTTCAACAAGAAACTCCCTCGTCAGAGTTAAATGACGAAGACGTTCTTGAATATATTAAAAATAGATATGATAGAGATATCAGCTCTGTTGACGATTTATTTGCACAAAAAGAAGTAAATGAAGAGTTACCAGAAGATGTGTCTACATATTTAAAATATAAAAAAGAAACAGGACGTGGTATTGAAGACTTTTATAAATTACAAAAAGACTACACTACCATGGAAGATGATCAAGTTTTAGCTGACTACTATGCTAATATTGAGGAAGGTCTGGATAGTTTTGATATACAAGATTTATTAGAAGATAAATTTAGTTTTGATAATGAATTAGATGATCCAAAAGATATTAAAAAAAGAAAGTTAGCTAAAAAAAGAGAACTTGCGAAAGCAAAAAAGTATTTCAATGATCAAAAAGATAAATATAAAGTTCCTCTTGAGTCAAGTGGGAATGGGTTATCTGACAAAGACAGAGAAAGATTAGATGCTTATACAAGTTATATTGATGAATCTAAAACTGTGCAAGAAGCTCAGAAAAAGAAGTATGATTGGTTTCTCAAGAAAACTGATGAGGTTTTCAACAATGAGTTCAAAGGTTTTGAATTTAATGTCGGGGATAAAAATTTTACTTACAAGCCTGGTGATGCATCGGAAATTAAAAATGTTCAAAGTGATGTCAATAATTTTGTTGGCAAATATATGGACAAAAACGGTTTAATTAACGATGCGAAGGGATACCATAAAGCATTATCAATTGCTATGAATCCCGAAAAATACGCCAAGTTTTTTTATGAGCAAGGTATGGCTGATGCTGTGGCTGATGTTTCTAAAAAATCAAAAAACATTAACATGGATATCAGACAAGCTTCTCAGAGTGTGTCAAAAGATGGTTTAAAAATAAGAGCTATCGGTGATACAAGCAGTGGTAGAGGACTCAAAATTAAAAGTATAAAACGAGTATAAATTTTAAAAAAAAATTAAAAAATGTCAGTACAATTAAACCCAGGATTTGCTTTACAGCCATCAGCTCAAAAGCAAGTTCTATCTACAAACTACATAACTAATTTTGATTTCTTAAATCAGTATCTTCCTGATACTTATGAAAAGGAATTTGAGCGTTATGGAAATAGAACAGTAGCTTCATTCTTAAGAATGGTAGGTGCTGAAATGCCAACTAATTCAGATATGATTAAGTGGGCAGAACAAGGAAGATTACATACTAAATATGTAAACTGTTCTTCTGGTCAAGCAGCTGGTGTAAATACAGCAACAATTACTATTGCTGATCCTAACATACCAGGATTAGTTGCTAACCAAACAAGTATTGGACTAAGAGTAGGTCAGACAGTTATGATTTCTGATAACACGCCTGGTTCTACATTATCTAACAAAGGTGTTATCTCAACTGCTCCAACTCCAGGTGCTAATACATTTGTAGTAGAGTATTACGAAGCGGGAGGACAAACTTTTGCTGCAGGTGTAACAGTCTCTGTATTTGTTTATGGTTCTGAATTTGCAAAAGGAACACCAGGAATGCAAGGATCTTTAGAAGCTGATGATGTATTCTTTTCTAATAAGCCTATTATCATGAAAGACACTTACGCAGTTTCTGGTTCTGATATGGCACAAATCGGTTGGGTAGAAATCCAAACTGAAAATGGTGCTAACGGATACTTATGGTATTTAAAGTCTGAGCATGAAACAAGATTACGTTTTGAAGACTACATGGAAACTGCAATGATTGAGGCTGTACCTGCGGGAACAGGTTCTGGTGCAGAAACTTACTTAAGTTCAGCTACAGGGGGTGCATTCCCACACGCTGGTTCTGAAGGAGTATTCTTTGCAGTAAACAATAGAGGAAATGTTTGGGGTGGAGGAAACCCAACTACTCTTGCAGGTTTTGATTCTATGATTCAAAGACTTGACAAGCAAGGTGCTATTGAAGAAAATGTAATTTTCTGTAACAGAAACTTCTCATTTGATATTGATGATATGTTAGCTGCACAAAACTCTTACGGAGCGGGTGGAACTTCATATGGTCTATTTGACAATGATAAGGATATGGCGTTAAACTTAGGTTTCACAGGATTTAGAAGAGGTTATGACTTCTATAAGTCTGACTGGAAATACCTAAATGACCCTACAATGAGAGGTGGTTTAGTTGGTGGTGGTGTGAATGGACTTTTAGTTCCTGCAGGATCAACATCAGTTTATGACCAAATCTTAGGTAAAAACGCTAAGAGACCATTCTTACACGTGAGATACAGAGCGTCTGAGACTGAGAATAGACGTTACAAGACTTGGATTACAGGTTCTGCGGGAGGTGCTGCTACATCTGATATAGATGCTATGACAGTTAACTTCTTAACAGAAAGAGCTGTTTGTACTTTAGGTGCGAACAACTTCTTCCTATTCAATGCTTAAACTGAAGTAAACTAATATAGGGGGGATTCGTCCCCCCTTTATTTTTAAATTAAATTAAATTAAATATTATTATGAAAAAAACACACGAAAAATTCGTATCAAAGTCTTATAGACTAAAAAGACAAGACGCACCATTATCTTATATGTTAGCGTCAAGACACTCATCAAGATTTCCATTATTACATTTTGACGAAGAAACAGGAACTAACAGGCCATTACGTTATGCACGTAATCAAAAATCACCTTTTGAAGACGAGCAAGATGGAAATGCAATATTAGAACCTGTAGTATTTGAAGATGGCTTTCTAACTGTGGAAAAACAAAATCAAGTATTACAACAATTTTTACATTATCATCCACAAAATGGTATGGTATTTGAAGAAATAAATAATGCAAGAGATGCTCAAGAAGAGTTAGAGTTAGCAGAAATGCAACTTAATGCTCAAATTCAGGCAAAAGAATTATCTACAGATAAACTTGTAACTGTATGTAGAGTTTTCTTAGGAGGTAGTGTAGATAAAATGTCTACAGCAGAATTAAAAAGAGACGTTTTAATGTTTTCTAAATCTCAGCCAGAAGAGTTTATGAATATATTAAATGATCCTTTATTAGAACTACAAGACACTGTAATACAAATGTTCTCATCTAACTTGTTACAATTTAAAAATGGGCAAAAAGACGTACACTTTAACTACAAGAAAAATAAAAAACGTATGTTAACTGTACCTTTTGGTGAAGATCCTTACTATATTGTGGCTTCTTATTTTCAAAGTGATGAAGGATTAGAAACTTTTAAAATGTTAAAAAAGACCTTAAATAAAGAATAGTAATTTCTTTATATTTGTACTTTATTAACTAATACCCTTAATCATATTTTTATTATGGAAAAATTTATATCATTCACAAACACTGCAGCTTCAATTGCGGGAGGACTAAATATATTCCCTTCAGCAGACGTTGCTACAGTAATACAAACTTCAGCTACAAGAGTAACTGTATCTTTCAAAAATCATTCAGCAGATTATGATGAATTATTAATTAATCATACAGCTCTTCCTGCTTATAATGCAGCAACACCTAATCAGTGTACAGCTATGAGAGATTTAATTATAGATACTGTAGCGTCATCATTATCAACGGGATGGACAAGTCCTATATTTAATTTAGTTATTCCTGGACCAACTGAGTTGGTAGCAGCAGCAGCAGGAACACAAGTTGTGATTACAAGCATCGCTTGGCAATAGTATTAACTAAAAAAATAAGATAACATGACAGCTAAATATTTAGAAATACCTATAAATTCACAGGCGGCCTCTGGCACTATGGATTTGGTAATAAATTCCAGAGCGTCAACTACTCTTGCAAATGGTACTAACAGTTCTTTAGGAAATGTAGCTACAGCAACTAATCCTCAAGGTGGAACGGGTTATCCTACTCCTCCTGGTGGGGGTGTAGCTACCGCTACAGGTGGTTCACAACCAGGGAATGGAAGTGGAATGACGGTAACATTTACACAAGCAGGTGGTGTTGTACAAACTAATACGATAGTTATTGTACAAGCAGGTGCAGGATATGCAGTTGGAGATACAGGTACTATTACTACTGGTAGTGGTACTGCAACGTATGTAATTGCATCTGTAAATAACTCGGCTGCACCAACAGTTCTTAAAGATTCTGGTGCATCATTTACATCTGCCGATGTTGGTAATGTAATATACAGCGGTACTTCAGGTGTAAGCACTATTGCTTCTTTTCAATCAGCAACACAAGTTACTTGTAATGCTGCTATATTTCCTTCAGGTGGGGAAACGTGGAACATGAGAAAAGGTAAGCAATTAAATAGTACAGGAGCTACATTTACATCACGTAAAGTAAGAGTTGGTGATAAAGTTGACAACACTACAGCAGGAACAAGCACTACTGTAGCTGCTTTAATTGATGAAAACGCATTAACACTTACAAATGATATTTTTGCAGCTGCAGGTGAATTTGATGATAATTTTACTATCACTCCTTTAGCTACAGAAGTTTATGATCCAACAGCATCATTTACAACTACTGTTACTTTAGATGATGTAGTAGAAAACACGTCAGATAGTGTTACAGGTTCTATTTCAGCAATTCTTGATGATTTTAGACTTAGTACAACTCAAGGTGCAATGTTTGGAGACGGTGATACTTACAAAGTTTACGACCAAACTTCAACTTCTAATAAATTGTATCAAATTGATCAAATTATAGGTGTTGACAGAGGTGCAGATAACTTTAAAACAGTAATGTATTTAAACTCTATAAATGCAAATGCTGATACAGTTACAATAAACCATTCAGATGCAGGTACAGGTAGAATTGTTGCTTCGGCAATTGAGACTGCTTTAGTTAGAGGAGCTGTAGGAGTTAACCTACCAGAACCTCCAGGACCAGCTGTAACACGTGTACTGATGCCAATCTTTGCAAACAGTCAAGTGGTTGTTGAAAGTGTAGTTGTAGGATAACTATATAACACAATATTTAAGAGAGGCTACAAAAAAAGTAGCCTCTTTTTTTTTGCTATATTTGTAAAAGATTAAAAAGTATTTTCTATGGCTATGATTGACGATGTGAGGAATACAGTATTAGCAATTATTAATAAAAATAATTACGGATATTTATCACCTCAAGACTTTAATTTATATGCAACTCAAGCTCAGTTGGATATATATGAAGATTATTTTTATCAGTATAATAGTTGGATAAATAAAGAAAACGTTAGACAATCAGGTACGGGTTATGCAGATATTGTAAAAGGATTAGTAGAAGTTATAGATTCTTTTTCTAAACAAGTTTTTTTAACACAAGCAAATGCAAATACTTTTAATTTACCAGCTGATTATTATTTAATTAATAAAGTATTTTATTATCCAACTTTATTAGTTAGTGGCTTGTCAAGTTTAGGTAATTTACCCAATACATTAAATTCTACAGGAACACCTTTCGTTCCTCTTGGTGGTTTTAATATTGCACAATTTCCAAATACAGGTGCTTTAGTAGTAAACACTGATTCAACTTCTTTAGCTGAAGCATATGTAACAGCTGTGCCAACAACAAGTCAATTAACTCTTTCTTCATCTATATTTAATGTTCCTGCGGGTGGTGAGGGCTATGCTGTTTATGATAATGCTAATATAACAGAAGTTGAAAGAGTTAGTCAAAATAAAATATTTTATTTAACAAGCTCTACAATAACAACACCATCTAATCAGTATCCTGCATATGTATTAGATGCAAATATTATTACCGTTTATCCAACAACAATAATGAATGCAGGGCAAATAAAAGCACAGTATGTAAGGTATCCAAAAGCACCACAATGGACATACAATACAATATCCGGAGGAGCACCATTATTTAATCCAAGCTTACCTGGTTTTCAAGATTTTGAATTACCAGAATCAGACAAACCTGGTTTAATATCAAAAATTTGCCAATATGTTGGTATTGAGATAAGAGAAGATATGGTGTATAAATTTGGACAAACAGAAGATTTAATTGATTCACAAACACAATCATAAAAGATGGCATATATTACTGATTATAAATATTACGAAAACAATGGTGTAAACCCAACAGATAAAAATTGGGGTTCATATCAGTATGTAGGTTTAGATGACATAGTGTCTAATTTTATGTTAATGTATCAAGGTAACAATGAAATAATAAACAACATAGAAAGATATCAAGTTATATTTCATGCTAAAAGAGGGATACAAGAGTTAAACTACGATGCAATGAAACAAATTAAGATTCTACAAATGACAGTAGACTCTCAAATAAGGTTTGTTTTACCACCAGATTATGTTAATTATGTTAGAATATCCAAGTATGCTAATGGTGTATTATTTCCTTTAGTAGAAAACATACAAACAATGTACGCTCAATCGTATTTACAAGACGCTAATGCAGAAGTTATATTTGATGCAGAAGGTAACGCTACAAGGCCACAGAATTCTGAATTAGATTTAGATAGAATAAAAGGTGGAGGATCAAAGTTGTATTTAGGTCCTGGTCCCTATCATGGTCAAATGGGTTATTGTTGTGAGGGAGATTGGTATTTTACATGGGGTGTAGGAGAAAGATTTGGTTTAAATACAGAAACAGCAAATATAAATCCAACATTTACTATTGACAGACAATCAGGTGCTATTTATTTTAGCTCGGGTATGTCGGGGTCTTCAGTAGTTATGGAGTATGTAAGTGATGGTATGAATAATGGTGATGATACAAGTATAAGTGTAAATAAATTATTTGAAGAATATCTTTATGCTTATATTAGATATTCAATTCTAAATAATAAATTAGGAGTACAAGAATATATTGTAAATAGAGCAAGAAAAGATAAATCATCATTATTAAGAAATGCAAAAATTAGATTAAGTAATATTCAGCCAGGAAGGTTATTAATGAATATGAGAGGTAAAGATAAATGGCTGAAATAATATGGATATTACTACTAATTTTATAGCGGGACGAATGAACAAAAGCGTTGATGAACGCTTAATTCCACCAGGAGAATATAAAAATGCTTTAAATGTACGTTTAGGATCAACAGAAACCACAGATATAGGTGCAGTTGAAAATTCAAAAGGTAATACAAAATTAACTACAGTTGAATATGATGGAAATCCTCTTTCAACTAATGCTACTTGTATTGGAGCTTATGCAGATGCTATTAGAGAGCAAATGTATTGGTTTATCCACGACAACAATCCTAATGGTACAACTGTAAACTTAATAGTATCTTACAATACAGTATCTCAATTACTAACTTACCATGTTGTAAGTGTAAGTGTTTTAAATTTTAATCCAAAATATTTAATAACAGGTGTACAGTTAGTAGAAGATTTATTATTTTTTACTGATAATTATAACCCACCAAGAGTTATAAATATAAACACTGCTTACCCTACACCAACAGGTTTAAATGATAATTTTACAGAAGAAGATATAAGTTTAATTGTAAAACCTCCCGGATATCATTCTTATGTAAATACATTTGGACAAACTGTTTTTGATTTAGCAGCTCCCTCTGTAACCTTATATAAAACCGCTTCACAAGAAGAAAACTTTTTATCTGATCGTTTTATATCATTTGCTTATAGATATAGATATGAAGACAAACAGTATAGTGCTACTTCTTTATTTACTTTAGCAGCTTTTGACACCTTAGATTTTAATATAGAACCAGAAGCTATGATTAATGAGGGAATGGAAAATAGAGCTAATTCCGCTCAAATACAATACAGCACGGGATCAGAGAAAGTTAAAGAAATACAGTTATTATATAAAGAATCTTCATCTAATGTAATATACATAGTAGAAACATTTATAAAAGCAGATTTAGGATGGGGAGATAATGATATAAAAACTTTTACGTTTACATCTAATAAAGTTTACGGAACATTAGGATCTGATGAATTATTAAGACAATTTGACAATGTTCCTTTATTAGCTAAAGCTCTAACAGTTCAAGGAAATAGAGTTATGTTAGGTAATTATACAGAAGGATATGATATTACTACTTTAAATGGTCAGCCTATTCCGATAGATTTTGAAACTTCTTTATCTACTCAACAAGTAAGCACGGGAGTTATTAACGCACCTTTTACTTATGCAACATCAACAGGTACAAATACCACTGTGTGTTATACAGTTGCAGGACCAATAATTCCTCCTCCTTATTCAACTTGTTCCACATATTCAAGAGCAATGTTTGATTTATCAAATGTTCCATTACCAGTATTACAAGGTATTGAATTTGTTTTTCAAATGCAGATATATGCTTTTGAAACAACAGGATTTAATGGTTCGGCTTTAAATCCAAATGAACGATATGTGGTAGGAACTGCAACACAACCAATAACTTTAACTTTAAACTATACAGCACCTCAACAGTTTAATTCAATTTCTGAAATGTTATCTCATGATTCTTTTAGAACTGCAGTTGGTGAATATGTAGACCCTACAACTGCAATAGCTAACGCATCTACGGGGGGTACATTAATGGATCAATTTAACAGGATTATGTTAGAACAAGTATCTAATGTAACAATAGCTAATGGTTTTAATGATGATTATGAGTTTGTTTTTGAATCTATAAGCTCATCAGCAAGTAATCAAGTATTACAGTATACAGGACCAATACCAAGCACCAGCGGTGGTTCGGGGGTTGACAATTGTTTTGGAATTGTTTTTCCAGCAACACGTTTTGACCCTATATCTATGACTCCTGGATTTAATTCTATTTTTAATTATTATAGATTTGTTTTAGAAGATGTTCAGTCAGGAAATCCTAATCCGTACACTCCTTTATTTTCATCTTACAGTTTACGACCTGTTATTCAGTCAAGTGGGTTAGTTATAGATCAAACATTTAACAACAGATCATTACACAGTAATAGAGATTACGAGGCAGGTATTGTTTATATGGATGGATTTGGTCGTGCTACTACAGCATTAGTTTGTCCAACAAATACAGTTTTTATACCATGTGAAAATTCTATAACAGCAAACAGAATTAATGTTAGTGTTAATAATAAACCACCTTTTTGGGCAAAAAAATATAAGTTTGTTTTAAAACAATCAAGAGGAACATATGACACTATATATATAAGAAGGTTTTATCAAGATACAAATGACACATCATTATATTGGTTTGCTTTAGAAGGAGAAGATAAGGCTTTAGTAAATGAAGGTGATCAATTAATTGTTAAAAGAGATGTTTCAGGACCATTGGATCAGTTAGCTGTTGCAACTGTATTAGAAGTAGAGCCTAAAATACGAGGTGAGTTATTAACAGACATAAGCTTGTCAGGATTATATATGTGTATTAAGCCTAATAATTTTAATGTTAGAGAAGAATTAGATGAATTTGGAGTTCCTGTTCAAAATTCTATAAATTTTGGCCAAAACCCTGGAAACGTAAGCGAAGACAATGTTGGTAAAGACCCGTTTTTTAACTACCCTGTACCTCAAATTTACAATCCTTTGACTGATGAGTATGATTTAGCTGAAGTAGCACAAGGTGCAGTAATAAAAATTAACTTTAGAATTTGGAGAACTGAATGGGATCCGTGGTTAGGGATTAAAGACGAAAGTATAGATTGGAGATGGTCACAATCTTTTGTTAGTCCTGTAAAATATGATAATTTTTACGAGTGGTGGAAAGGTGAAAATATAATTTCATTTGCACAAGGTTCTTCTAACGATGGGCAAATACAGCTTTTTACACCAATTGATGTGTTACATGGTCCACCATCAGCTCCATTTATTAATGGTGTTGGTCAAAATGGTCCTATTGAAGAAGGTATCCCTATTTCAGGTATCCCTGGTTTTGGAGCAAAATATGCCTTTTACGAAGCTGTTGGTCAAACAGGAGAAGTTCGTAAAAGATACTTTTTACAACTACGTGCAAATGTTAATCAAGGTGGTAGTTTAGTTGATAAACGTCCTTGTCATGTAGATATGTCTATAGAGTTTTATAGTCAAGACAACTTATTAATATTTGAAACCTCTCCCCCTGATGCTGATCCTAATTTATTTTTTGATTCTTCAGAAATGTATGATATTAAAGAAGATATAAATGGAGATTTATCTCATGCGGGAGAAATACAAAATCAAGTTGTTTCTGCTAATGTTCCTGCTATTAGTCAACTTCCTCATTTTAATTGCTTTACATATTATAATGGTGCTGAAAGTTATAAAATAGAAGATGCTGCAACAGGAAAAGCGTTGGCTTTAGGACAAAGAACTACAGCTATTTCTACAGAACCTTACGCAAAACAAGAAAGAAAAGCAAGTATAACATACAGTGGTATTTATTATCCATCATCAGGTATAAATAATAGTAATGAATTTAATTTAGGGTTAGCAAACTTTAAAGATTTAGAAACAAACTTTGGTCCTGTAATGAAACTTCATGCAAGAGAAACTGATATATTATGTTTACAAGAAGACAGAATATCTTATGTGTTATTAGGTAAAAATTTAATTAGTGATTCTGTAGGAGGTGGAGCAATTGTTTCAGTTCCTGAAGTTTTAGGACAACAGATAGCACGTATAGAAGAATATGGTATAAGTTTTAACCCTGAAAGTTTTACTTCTTGGGGTAATAATATGTATTTCAGTGATACCAAAAGAGCTGCGATTATTCAACTCTCAGGTGGTTCAATTAAAACAGATACCTTAAATGTAATTTCTGATAAAGGAATGCGTTCATATTTTAGAGATAAATTTATATCTCAATTAAACACACAAAAATTAGGGGGGTATGATCCATATATGGATGAATATGTTTTTTCAACTAATACTACAGAAATCCCTATAGATAATGTAGTGTCACCATGTGGAAGAGTTTTAACTCCTTCAGAAACTTCAAGTTCATATTCTATAAGTATAGAAGTTGGAGCTGTTGTAGGAGATTTCAATATAGGTTATAATGTTTTATCACCTTCTACAGCAACTTTAGATATAGTAGCAATTTTTAATGGAGTTACTACAAGCGTATCAAGTGTTTCTGGTGTTGGTAATTTAAAAGTTCAAAAAACATCAGTATATCCTACTACTGTAGATATTACAGTTTTACCTTCGGAAGAATGTTCTTACACAATAACTCCTGCTTGTATTACCTCAAGAGCAATAACGCAAGTAACTCAATTTGTTTTAGTACAGTCAGGTGGTGGAAAATTTCATTATGGTTATAGTTGGACAGATGGAGTATTTGATAGTCCAATTGATGAAGAGTTAGCTATAATTGAACTGGCGGGAGATAGAGAATGTTTTGCAGCATCAGGGATATTAAGTACAAAGGTAAATTCAGGAATAGCATCTTCGGGATTAATTCCTTATGGAGGGACTACAATAAAAATGTTTGTAGATAAAAAACCTGGAGACACGTATATTTGGAATCCTGCACGTGGACATAAATTATACGCATATACTCAGAAACAATTAGTTAGTGGATGTAACGAAATATTAGCTGACTTAACAAATAAAACTCCTTTAACAGTAACAAATGTTTCGGGAGATAAATATCAAGGAAAATTAGAAAATTTAAAATTAACAGGAACAACATTTTCAGGAACTAATGCATCTACAGCTCCTGCTAATTATATAGCTGATTTAAGTGTTAATTTTATTGACGAACAAATTTCAGTGGGTGATTCTGTAACATCTTCAGCAGGTGTAGTAGGAACTGTTTTAAGTGTAGCGGCTAATTTAGTACAGACAGGAGTGAGTGGTGTGCCAACTACAATTGTTTTTCAAAACGAAGGATATACAATTAGAAGAAGTAATTTAAATCAAGTTGTGTTGGTATATGATATGAGAAAAAAAGTAGGTAATACAGTATGTGAAGACACTGTACAAGCTACAGCTTGTAATTGTAGTGGAGTATGCACGCCTTTTATTAGTTCAACAAATCCTGCAAGTAGTTATTTAAACGCTTGTTTACAACAATTACCAGGGCAAGGCAACACGTTAATAGGAGTAGCTCATAGTGGAGCAACACCACTGCCTATAATAGGTAATACGGTGTATAGAACAGCTGCTTGTGATCCTACAAATTTATTAGCTGATGGATACTATTGGATGCAAGATCAATTTGCAAATAATTCAAATGAAGTAATGCAAGTAGTCAATGGAATATGTGTAGGTAGACAAACAATAAACTGTTAAAATATGGCAACAAACGTAGATATATATTGGGATGGGGATTTTTTTTGTACAGCAACTGCAATGTTTACTGATGCAAACTTAACTACTTATGCACCAACTAAATGGTATGCTTTTCAAGGCTACAAAAGATATTGGGACGCATCATTAATGGTTTTAGGACCTTGTATAATATGTTAATATGTAATTAAAATTATGGCAATAAAAAACACATCAATAAAAGAAACATTATCATACAGCGAAAGTGCTAAAGGATGGCCTTCATTTTATTCTTTTATTCCTGAATATATGATGGGAATGAATAGTTACTTCTATTCATTTGATGGAGGTAATCTTTACCGTCATAACACAAATACTTTAAGAAATAATTATTACGGAACACAATATGCATCTTCAATAACAGGTGTATTTAATGTAAGACCACAACTTGTAAAAGTATTTAAAACTATTTCTTTTGAAAGTACTAACGCTTGGGAATGTAAAGAATTAATTACTGATCTTAGTCAAGGTTCAATGTTAGATACATACTTTGAACAAAAAGAAGGAGAATGGTTTAGTTATATTAGAAATAAAGAATCTACTTTAGACTTTAAACTACGATCAGCAAACGGTATTGGTGAGTTAACAGATGTGACTATTTCAACAATTCCCAACACAATACAAGTTACTTTTGGTGTTTCTGTAGGAAATATAATTAGTTATGGAGACCAAGTATATGTTCAAAATGGTACAGTAAACACTTTAGTTGGAACTGTTAGTAATATATATTTAGATATTAATAAGTTAGATATAGAGTTTACAGGAGGTATTCCTACAGTAAATATAGGGGACTTTTTATTTTATTATAAAAATCCTGTTGTAGAATCTAATGGTGCAAGAGGATATTTTTTACAGTTTGAAATAGAGCTTCCTACAAGCGTTACAACACCTGTTGAGTTGTTTTCTGTAGGGAGTAGTATCATGCAAAGCTTTCCATAGATTTTATTATCTTTGTATGTATGAGTTTAAATATTAAACCTCTTACAGAAAAAGATTATGAAAGTGTATTATGTGAGTGGTGGAAAGATTGGAGATGGACACCTCCTGCAAAAGATTTTTTGCCAGATACAGGCTATATGGTTTATTATAATGACGAACCAATATGTGCAGGATATGTTTATATGACTAACTCTAATGTAGTTTTATTAGAGTGGATTATATCTAATTTTAAATTTAAAAATAAAGAAATTAGAAAAGAAGCATTATTAATGTTGATAGAAACTATAACGTCATTAGCTGAAGGATTAGGAAAAAAATATATATATTCACTTTTAAAAAGCAAGTCTTTGATAGATTTATATAAAGAGTTAGGTTATACAGAGGGTGATTCAAACGCAACAGAAATGATAAAAAAATTATAAAATGGGAGTAGTTACAACATTAGCGATTGGAGCTGCAGGTGCAGGATTGAGTTTTGCTCAAGCTGCTAAATTAGCTAACGATAATAGAGAGGCAAATCGTAAAGCGGCAGCTGAGATGCAAAAACTAAAAGACAGAGCTGAAGTAAAATTTACAGATGGTCTTAGCCTAAACAATGATTTATTTGCACAACAATTTGAACAACAAATGCAAGTTAGTGCTGATTTAATTAATGCAGCACAAGAAGCAGGACCAAGAGAGGTTGCGGCATTAGCAGGAAAAATAGGTGCATCTCAAGCACAACAAACAGAAGCAATTCGTATAGCTAAACAAGGAAGATTGCAAGATATAGAAGAAAAACAAATAGAAGAAGCTTCAGATATAAACCAACAACTATTAGCAATAGAAACTGCACAAGTGCAAGACAAAGCAGCAAGAGACGCACAAACTGATCAAGCAGTTGCGGGTGCTACAATGAGTGGTATAAATTCTTTAACAAGTGCATTGTCATCAGCAGCTAAAATGCAACCTTTAAATAAAATGGATAAAGCTGCAAGAGAGGCAGGTAAAGTTTTTGATGCTAATAAATCATTATTAGAGAAAGCGGGGATTACTAAAGAAATGTATCAATTAGACCCAGATAAATATCGTAATATAATTTTTAATTCGGATGGTTCAAATATATTAACAGAAGGTGTTACTGACTTAACTACTCCTATTTCCGTTACACCCTCCCCTAATCTACTTCCAACAAGTGGTGGGATGACTGATGATAAAATGATAAAAGGTGTTGATATGTCTAATACAACTCAAAAATATATTACAGACCCTAACTCTCCATTTAGAGCATCAATAATGCCAAATCCTGGTTATATTAGACCTATGAGTCCTTTAACTACTGAAGAAATGGATGAAAATTTAAAAATTATGATGCCAACTTATAATGTTGGTCCTGCAGGATTACCTCCAGGTGTGCAACAAAGACAGCAAGACATTTTAGCAGCAGGGGGAAGTTTAAGACCACAATTACAATTAGGTCCAGAGATAGGGATGCAAGGTTTTATCCCTGGTTATACAGCACCATCATATGAAGATATTCTTACTAAATATGGAATTGCTCCACCTAACTTCTAAAATATAATTATGGCAAGACAAAACATAAATTTTAATACCTTTGTTCCTAAAGATTTAACAAAAACTCAAATAGATTGGGGTACTGTAGCCACAGGACTAACTAAAGAATTATCAGCAATAAAAAAAGAACGTGAAGATAAACGTTCTGAGTATGAAGATGATACCTACAAAAGAAATAGAGAGCTTGGTGATTTAGAAACTTATGATAATAACACTTTAAACCAATTAGTTATTAGTGCATCTGGTTCAGCTCAAGATTATTTGAGTGTTAGAAATGAAATGTTTAGAAGAGGGTTAATTTCAGAAACTCAATATACAAAAGATATGGATCGTATATCGGGTAATTTTAAAGATTTTAATAAGGCTGCAAAAAACTATGACGCTTCTTATAAAAAATATAAAGATAGGCTAAAGGCTGATCCATCTAAAAATTATTTAGGTTCATCTTCTATTGAACAAAAATTTGCTGAAGGTGCTTTAGCTTTTGGTAATTTAAATGGTGTAGTGGAGTATGTAAATCCTACTACAGGTGATATATCATTAGTAAGGTTAGATGACGATGGAAATATACCTAAAAATCCGTCTGAGCATATGCCTTTTAATGGTATGAATAACAGATTAAATTATGAATTAGATCAGTTTAATTTAGCTTATGAACAAAAATCTATTGTAGATAATTTAGGAGTTTCTATAGCAGCTGACGGATCAATTGGTGACGCAACACTTTTTGTAGAAACAGCAACAGCTGGTTTAGATAAATATGTAGATGGCTTTATGGTAAAAGATTTAGATGTTGCTACAGTATTAGAAGACACTATGGGTGACGGATATTATACTACAACAGATTTAAATGATACAAATCCATTAGCTATTCACTTAGATTACTCACAAAATAATCAACCAACAGTTGTTAAAGGAGATAGATGGGATGAGCAAAAAGAAGTTGCAAGAAAATATATGAAGACTACTATGAAGGATATGATTGATAATAAAGCAAAAGCAATCAGAACTAATTTTGAGTCTACAGATGCAAAAAATTCAAGAAAAGACAGGGATTATGATAAAATAGAACAACCATTACCTGTATATACTAATCCTGTACAAGTTGGTGGTGATGTACAAACAGGTATTAAATACTTAACAGAAGGATCTGATGGTTTAGGAAAGTTTGTTGGTCGTGCTCCTGATGGTATATCCATATCCAGCGATACTGATGCTGATATACAAAATAGATTCTTTAGTGTTACAAATTCTTATTTACCTCCAAAAGTAAAACAACACTTTGGAAGAAATCCTTTATTGGTTCAATATTTTGACGAGGTTGAAGTTCAAGATAATGGTGATGGAACGTTTAGTAATTATTATATTGATCATGATGGGACACGAGTTAAAATGAAAGACAACCAAATACCAGGTTCT